GCGACAAGACTGATCCTTTCCCGAGTGTAGTCGCGACACGGATCTTCGTATCGCTCCGTCAGAACCATAAACCACACCTTGTACGAACAGGTCGGGTTGTAGACCGGAGGCCGGGTGCAAGGCTTCGGAGGTGCAGGCGGTGTATACGGTCGCGGCGGGATCGGTGGTGATACTGGAGGGCCAATCGGCCCGCCGCCGCCGCCGCCGCCATATCTGTTAGCACATTCGGCGACCAAAGTTTGCCAAAACACGGGATCGGCTTGCAGTTCGGCGCACGAATTACCTGCTTCGAAAAATCCGCGCGAGTCCAAATACGCTTGCCAGCAGTCAAGAGACGGCACATCTACAAGCGATCCACCGATGCAGGCGCAAGTGGTGCAAGTGCTGGCGCAATTACTTCCCGGCGCGAAGACGCTTGGATACTGCGTACCCGGCCCGCTGTTGCGTTGTAGAATTCTACACGCGCACTCGTTCAATCCTTCCGCGCATCCGCAGTCGTAGCAACACGCGCCAGTCGCAGGCTTGCAAAGAACGCTGCAATCCGGTTCACAATTTCCGTTGGCGTTGGGTCGAGTGTTTATTCCGGGGCCAGCACCCGTACCATTCGGGCAACGAAATGTAGTGTCCTTGATGTGTCGCTTGTATCTTGTTCCACGCCAGCGGTATACGCCGTCGTTTGGCTCATATCCGCAGCATTGGCAGGTATAGCATTGGTCGCACGGAACAGGCGAAACACCGTAGTCCGTTGGAGAAAGCCACAAGCCTCCGCGCTTGCGACATTCGCAATCCGTCAGTTGCTCGCAAGTACCCTTGCCATCAGCAGTCTCAAGGCAACACGCGCTGATCGTCGGATTGCATTCGCTGCGGTCGCAGCAGCATTCCGCGCTCATGCGCCCACCACGCCGGAAGCCACGAGGCTCAAGGCTGTAGCGTTGTCCGCGTATGCGCGGAGTTGATGTCCGTCCGGCACAAGGATGTTCTCAAGGATGTGATGGTCGTGCGAGGTAAGGGTGTGGTTGTACAGAAGGAAATCGCCCTGCGCCATCTGCGCCGTGCCACGCACGATGCCGAGATAGACGCTGCGCGTGTTGTTCGTGCTGTTGCAGATGTAGATGGTCTTGAAGAACAGCGATTGACCCTCAAGGCCCGTGGCTACCGCCTGCTCGACATCGGTAATCGCAAATCGGATGAGGACTGGCTGGCTCATGCGTTCTCAATGATATCGGCAAGATCGCCAGAGTTAGAAGTAGCCGCGCCGCTCGCGCCCATGTAAGGCCATGTCGGCGGTGTCGGGGCCGCAAAACCACCAATCGGATTCGGGGCGCAACGCTTCTCAAGGTCGGGCTGAATAGCGATCCAGTACGACGAGAAGCCGAGCCGGTTTGCCACCTCGTATACCGGCACGATGTTCACGGCGGGAATCTTCGGCAGAATGATGTCCCGATCCTCGTTCTCGCCGAATGACTGCTGGAACACCGTTCCGCCGACAGAGGTCGGGCGAATCTGAACAACGCCATCATCCACCGGGTTGAACCATTGCTCGTACAGATTGAATGCCACACCCGAGGTCATGCCCTTGTATCCGAGCGCACCAGCCGATGACCAATACATATTGAACGGGTTTGCGTCCGGAGTCGCTTCGACAAAGAAATATTTCGTGATATAGAAAGGCTCCGAATCTTGCGGATCGTTTTCCGGGATCGCCGGGATTGACTGCTTGGCAATGACGCGAGCCATAAAGACGCGCAGAACATTGCCAGTATGAGCGCGTCGAACGGTCAAGTGCCGAACTCCAGACCGTAGCACCGCCGACGATCCTGCACCAGCAGTCATCGTCTGAACCTTTGCGCCCGCTGGATACAGAATTGGATTTGTGTTGCTGCCCCAAATCCGATAGAAGATATTCTGAATGTCCGGCGCACCGAAGCGGACGCATTCGTACTGCAACCCCACGCTAGGCGTTATCTGTCGATACACCCCGCGCATGATGCCGAGCGGCATCCGATTGAAGGTCGCGTCGCCGTCTGCAACGAATCGAAGTTCATTTATGCGAAACTCAAGCAGTTCACGCCGACGCTTCAGACTTGTGTCGAATCGTGCCGCCGATGTCGGATCAAACACATCGCTCGACTGAATCGGTGTGTCCGTGATTGTCGCCGTATCTAAAGACTTGTATGCCGTTCGCAGAAGGCCCGAGGAGTAGTTCCACGGCGTTTCATAATCAACAACAGTAGCATCGGGAATCACACCCTTGTCAATCTTCAGATTCGTGTTGCCGATGCCTTTCGTAGCGCCGCCCGCAGCAAAGTAGAACTCGGGGAAGAAACTGAATGTGCCTCCGGTCTGCGAATAGTGATTAGTTCCGGGCAACCATACCGGAACATATCCAACCGGCGAGTTGTGACCGACCATCGCCGGGATGTGATCCCGCAACTCCACAGAGATGTGGACTGGAAAGGATCTGCTGGTATGCCACATGGCCGACGCATCGGACGAAAGTCCTGTCGTGAACCGCGTTGAAAGTACGCCATCGCTCGTCGTGTGACTTCGGCAATCGACCAAATGCGCGAAGGTGTGCGATAGGTTTGCAGATCCGCTTGTATACACGCCGAACCAATCAATCTGCCTCTGACCAGACGCCTCCGGCCCGAACCGAGAGCAATAGTGTGCCTCGTGCGTCAACAACACGGTTTGCGGAAGATCAACGGTCATCGTGTTGATGTATCCCGCAACTCGGTGATTCTCCATCGTGGCGAGCCACTCACCAAGATGCGGGACAGATTCAAACGGCACTCGGTCGTTCTGTCCTGTGTTCGATCGCCGCGCAAGCGAAAGAATTAGGGACGGCGCTCCACGGTCATACAACCAGACACACCCGAGCCGCTGCGCGAATGTGTCCATCGCTTCGCCAAGCGTCATGCCCCGGAAGTCAAGATTGATGATGTCGCCATCATCGAACGCAGCCTCTCCGCCATTTACCTGCCGATCATAGAAATCCAAATCAAGCCGAAGATTGTAAGCCGGCGTTGCCATTGAAACTTGTGCTGCAAAGTTTGCAATCAATTCGTCTCGGCTATACGGCTGCTGAATATGTGTCGGAGCGGCAACGGTGTTTGTCCAATGCCTGCGCGTGCGATTGTTCTTCATGAAATGATTCCATGAAGGCGCTCGGTCGGTATCCGCTGCGGCGTTTGCAAAACCCGGAAAATCCAACATCGCTGGCGGATACGACACCGTTTTTTTCACCGTATGCGCTTCGAACGACACCGGAGGATCTGCCAGCATATTGAAACACGCACGCGCCATGCCGCCGACATAGTTTGATCCTGCTGCATCGGTGATTTTGCCATTGGATAGGATGCCATCCTCCACCTTGTCGAGCATGTATGCAGATGAGCGCAGGCCGTTCAACATCCAACGCGCATCGACAAATTCAACAAGAAAAAGGCCTCGTTCACCTAATCGCGGTCGGCCTGAATCGTTGACCGCAGGCAATGCGCTTGCAGGCCGTCGCAATTCAATGACTCGTTTGAGAATCAATCCCTTGTAGACCATCGACCTACCGGGACTCGGCAAATGCTGTAGTGTCGTCGCTTGTGTTTGGATGTTTTGGCCGGTAGGAAGTTGCGCGGGCCCAAACTCTGTCGCCTTGCGATTCTCTTGCGCCGAAGGAGAGGACGCCGATCCAAATGTCTCGCTGGTCTGTGCGACTTCCGCATTTGACTGCGATGCCAACCCTTCGGGGATATTTGTTTCGCGCTCGGCTGGGAGGGTTATCCCAACATTCCGAACAATCTTGATTTCCGTATTTGGAAGGAACTCCGGATTTGCTTCTGATACAACATCGCTGCCCGCAGAAGTTCCTAGCGGCTCCACCAAATACAATTCCCAAGGATCAATGGGATCGTTGCCATTTGCGGCTCCGCCTGTCCATTGAATTGATAGTTCGTTGCCGGGACGAAGTAGCAACTTGGCGTTCAACCAATTTGCTGCACCGACTAACGGTGATTCAATTTGATTGACGGTTGCAGGATCATGTCCGGCGCTGATAAGTAGCGCATCAATCTCCGGGTTGCGGCAAATGATGTCCGCATATCCATTGGCGGTTGTGTTCATTATCCAGCCGAATACACCAGACATTTCACCGCCGATTGTAATAGGTTTGCGGAGCAGCAGTCCCGTTGTAATTTTGTCGGAGGTTGTATGTCTGCGCTGTGCCGAATGGAGTTCGCGGCCCCTTGATTTCTTCCGGCGACCAAACGCGAACGATGGTTCCATCATCTCCGGTCAGGCTCATGCCGCCGAGCGTCTCAATGCTTGCATTGTCTGACATCGGGACATTCACATGGAGCGTCCGCGTGGCGCTTATCATGTAGAGTCGATTTCCGCTCGCGTCCGGCGGCGCGTCGTTCACATTCATCGTCATGTCTGTGACGATTGCATGCTCGTCCATCGCAGGCCAAGGGATCGGTGCGTTCGGCCCCGTCGTAACTGCCTCCACCGACTGCACAATGATGACTTGTGGCAGACGCATTTGAAACGCATATTGCAAATACCCGCCCATCGTTTCTAGCATGGTCATGCCGGTAGTCTGTGTGATGGTCTGCTTGCTCGACCAGCGCACGGTGCGGGCTGCGCTCTCTCGCGTTACTTGATCGCCGTCCGTGTCGGGCTTATTGGTCGGCAACTCGTCATCTTGCGTAGTTGCGCCTTCGCTTGGCGTGCCACCGATGACCTTTACTGTGATGTCGGTTTCGCCCATGAACGAGGCGAGTCCCGATCCGGCGGTGCAAGGGTCATATCGAAGCAGCGCGGTGCGGCTAACTGCTGCTTTTGCAATCTCAAACAAGTTCCCGCCATACGCATCGGGAAACGCCTGCCCGGTCGGCTGATCGGGAAGATATGGCGATCCAAACAACATCGCGGAGAGGTTTGCGTCGATGTTGTTCCCAAGATTGTTCGACTGCGTGTTCGTAGAAAATCCCATCGCAACGACTTCAAAGGTGACGATGTTGCCCTTGAAGATGGATGGCTCGCCGATCTTGAAAGACTGGATGATGTCGGGTTCTGTGCCTGTGAAATTGATTCGCGTCATCGCGCAGTCAATGCACGCAGTCAGCAATTCAAACTTGTCTACGAATGCGGCCTCGAACGACACCTTGAAGGTCTTTGTGCCGAGCAGATTATCGAGGCTGCGCTCGTAATCAAACGACGCATCGCCGTCGAATACAGGCTTCGGCAAGTTCCACTCTAACTGCTTGTCCTCAACATCAAACACAAGCGTTCGGAGGGACGCATCGACATAGTATTCCTGCTTCGTGCGCTGGAAGCCGTATGGGAGGAATCCAGCCACGAGCCGTCGATAGAAGTCCGGGTTTGGGCCAGCGTCGTAACCAGTCTGCGGGCCGCGATATGGGTCTTGCTCTGTTGCTCCAACCGTTGCGAACGAAATGGGAGCCGTGCCGGATGCTTGCGGGCTGATCGTCAGAGAACCCGACCGATTGATGCGGAGATAGCCACGCTCGTCAATCGTGTGCCGCTGGATGCACTCAAACCGCTGGATCGGAGTCGTGCCGCAGTCGTAGAACACGAAAGTGAACCCCACGACATACGCGCCCGTATTGCCGCCGTGAATCTCATTGATGTTGACGGTCGGAAGCGGGCCGTTGCGCGCATCGGTCGTGTTGCTTGAAAGCGTGAAGTCGCTGCCATCGTCCCACTTCAGCACGAGCGACTTGCGCGGGGTGTTCAGCGTGTTCTTCAACTCCGCGAACTTGGTGAATGCACCCGTTTCCTTGATGACTCCAACGCCCTCAAGCGTGCATTTGCGCCCGGTGCGATTGAACGCCCCGCCCTCATACTCGTTCTCAACCGAGAAGCGAGTGATGCGCGCGTTGCTGATTGCGACCGAGTTGTAGGTGACGATTGCCATATCACGGCACTCCCAAGGTTCCTGCGCCGTACGGTGTCGAGCGCCTTGCGGTCACATGGCTGGTCAAGTCGAACAACTGCTGATTTACCCAAGCGTTCGGGTTCTGCTGGTTGCGCCTCTTGTTTGCATCTTCCAATTCTTCAAGGATCTTCAGAAGGATGGGATTCGCCTTTGCCAACTCTTCCTTGAACTTGTCGAACTGGCTTGCAATCGTGACCCCGGTCGCGCCCAGTCCGATTGCGGTTCCACCCAATCCAAGTGCGCTGACCAATCCCATAGCACCCAATGATCCGAGCGGGCCTGCGCCGAAGAATCCTGCGATGGCTGCGATACTCAACGCCGTTCCCGCAGCAAGCGTTCCGCCCGCTACACCCTGCGCCGTGCTGGTGCTTGTGCCTTGCAGATAATTCATGACCGTCAGCACGCCCGCCAACACCGCCTTGGTAACATTCATAATCAGCGGGGTAAGAGCCTTCACGGCCACAATCAGCACGCCTCCGATAGCCGTCATGATCGCGCTGATAGCCATCCGCACGGGCGCGAGCGCGGCCATGAGTTCCCGATACCAGCGCAGGACAAGGGTGTAGAGCGGAGCCAGCATGTTTCCCTGCGCCATCAAGTCGAGCGTCCCCTGCATCTTGATAAGGGCCGACTGCATCTGAACCGCGCCGGAGTACTTGCCGCCCTCCATGATCCCCGAGATAGAACGCGAGATCATGTTCTGCACCGCAGTTGCGTAGTCAGACAACTTGCCGACAAAGTCGCCCACGACACCCGTCAAGGCCGTGAAGGTGTTGCCAAGGCTCGCAGCGGTCTTGGCGACCGTCTGCGCGAACGACAGCGGCGCCGCCGCGCCAGCACCGCCCGCGCCGCCGCTCTTGGGCAGCGGGCCGGTGGTCGTGCCGCCGCCGAACATATCGGGGAACTCGATCTTGATAGATCCTAAATCTTCAGGCATCGCTCACCGTCCGAATCATGGTGCGGAATTGGGCAAACGCGCTTGCCAGCCCTTCGATGTCATCGTGCTGGCCGTTCTCGACTCGCAACAGAACTTGAGCATCCACGCCCGTGCTTGGATCGAACCCGGCCAGCGTCTTTGCGACTTCAAACGCCAGCGGGAACGCGCCACGCGGCAGGATGCCCGTAGAGCCGTCCATCAACAGGCGCTTGGTATCTCGCTTGCCAAGATCCAGTTCGACGCGAACGACCACATGAATGCGGTACTCCAGCACCATCGCGTTCATGCCGGAGTTCTCGCCAATCGTGGTCAGGTTGAGCGGTTCGATCTGAATGCTCGGAACCACACCCGACTGGAGCGTAAGGCGGTCAACTACGAAGATGCGAGTGCTGGCAATCGTCGCAGGCAACTGCGACTGAATGCGCGTGACCATCGACGCGAAGAAACTCTCCAGCGTTGTGCTGGTCGTGATGCTCACGGAATCACCGAGTTGTTCACGGTCGGACTGTTGCTGGTCGGCAATTCGATGCCGTTTGCGAACGGCGAAAAGAACCGCTCGGTGTAAGACAGTACCGACGAGGCATAATTGTTCGTCACCTGAACGGTCATGCGGTCGCCGATACGCCAGTCCGTCGCTCCGCTGACGATCTGAAAGAACTGGCCGTTCGTGCCAGCCTGCGCGGGGACATAGACGAACAGACCGTCAACTGCGACAACGGGGCCGACCGAATCCGCATATGTCAAAGTCGCCGTGAGGCTCGTCACCGGAGCATCAACCGAACTCTTATAAGAGCCATAAGCCAAGGCCCAAGAGGTGCTGCTAGGGAAAGCATCGACCGAAGCCGCCACGCCGCTTGTGTTGTCTGTCATCTCAAGCGAAATGTCTTGCGTCGGAGTGCCGCTGATCTTTTTGTACCAGAAACCGAAAATGATGCGCCTTGCGGGGCCAACGACAGTCGTTGGTAGAGATTGCGTCAAGGTAACGCCCGCAACGCTGGCGGTGATCTGAAGCGCACTTGTTCCACGGAACGCGCCCGAAGTCAACTGCGCGATACCCGTGCCGGAAGTAGTCCACGAATCCGGCGAACCTCCCACCCAAGTCTCAAAAGTTCCGTTCGTAACGAGGTTCGTGCCTGCGGTGTAATCGCTGCTCGCCATCGTCTGTGAAATGCCAGTACCACCGGGCCAAAGGCTGTCGTTGATGTTGTTATACGCCGCGCTGCCCGTGACTTGAAACACTTCGTTTCCAGCCGTCGCGCCCGTGGTCGTGTCGCTGACGCATTGGAACTGGAGCAGATCGGTTCGGCTCATCTGTGATGCGCCACCAAACACAACGGTTCCAGTTCCGGTTCCCGTCCGGCTGACGGCTCCGATGGTGACGGTGTTCTCAAGCAGGCTCGTGCTACCCGCGCGCATCTGTCGCGCCAGTTCTCGCATGGCCGGAATTGCTGCCTTCTGAATGTTGGAGTTGTCCGCCGTAACCATTTCCGTCAGGGTCTTGGTCGCGCCCTGAACCGCCGTGCTGATCGTCGCGTCCGTCGAGTTGTAGATCCCGAGGAACTGGTTCAGGACGGGCGTGAACATATACCGCGTGGCTGCGGTGTACTGCGCGTCAAGGTTCGTGGCGCGGGTCACGATGCCAGCGCGAGCATCCAACTGCGTCTTGGCGATGCCGAAATGCCCGCCGAGGCGGTTGTAGAGCGTGGTCAGGGATACGGTCATACGCGGTTCCTATCTGTCTTGAGGCTGTCCAGCATCATCTCGACCTGTTCCCGCGCCGATGGCGGCTTGCTGGTAAGCGCGGATTTGAACTCATGTTCCGCTGATTTGTCTCCCAAAGCAAGACGAAGGGACATCAGCGACGGCAGGCTGTGCCATGCGTTCGCCATGCGTAGGTTCATCATGCACCCCAACGCCACCTCTTTCGGCATGGCGTAAGGACTCACGCCGTAGACGGCCATGAACATCGCTACGGCGCGAGTGCTTTTCCCAACTGCTGGAGCCTCATCGTGATCTTGAGGCCGATCGCAAGCAACTGTGCGTCGGACAGGCTGGCAACAAGGTCGGCGGGTTCGGCGCACTTCCGAACCACTTCGATCAGTTGCGTGTTCTGATTCTCGTCTGCCTTGCCATTCAGGGCGACTTCGGCCATGACGAGCATCCCGTCGATGGTGAACTCCTTGCCCTGAATCGTCACTCGGATGTTGAAATCGTCGTTCTCGGTAGCCATGTCGAAAGTCTATCCGCTGGATCAACTGACCGTGTAGATGGCTCGACCAGCCGACACCGCCATAATCTCAAACCGGAATGCCGCGCGAGTTGGTTTGTTGCCGATGTCGCGGAGGTTGTGTGAGATCAAGCGCAACTTGTCCACGGTGTATTCTGGTCGGCCCGTAATGCTGGCGTCCAAAAAGAGCGAGATGAGATTGTCCGACGAGCCGATAGCCAGCGCGCCAACCTCGGGGAAGTTCACTCCTTGACCAGATCCACCATTGCAGGCATTGAAAAGTTTTTCGATTTCCACAGCGTCATAGGACACCATCGTAAAGTTCACGAACGCAGCCGCGCCCATCAGGATCGCGTCGGCAGGCATCGCGCCAAACTCGTTTGTCTGAATGTCGGTGTACTTGTACTCAATCTCGATGTTGAACAGATCATCGTTATCCGTGCGGCCAAGTTCCGCGTAGTTAGATGTGGTGCTGCTCCACTTGACGATGTGTGGGCCTGTGACATTGAGAGCGATAGCCATGTAGTACCTCCGTTATGAGTTTACTTTGCACCCAAGGCTCGGGCGATAGAACGCGCCACCTCGCGGCGGGCTGTCTCGGGCATCGCAAAGATCGGTCGGGCGGGAACGGTCACGCCTCGGCCCGCCACCAATCCGGCGGGCTTGGAAATTGAGTAGGTCGCATTGAACGGCTTCGACTTGCGCTTCGTCCCGGCCTTGCGCTTGGCCTCGTCCTGCACCACCCATTCCTTCGCGGCCTTCCGGGTGAACGGGATGAAGTTCGGCCCGCTAGTTCGGAATCCAGTCTGGTGCAGCGCGGCGATCATGCTGCCTTGCAGGGTCATGCGAACGCCGTTGCCTACCGCCTCCGTCGTGGCCGTGAGGCTGCGGAATGTCTCGCCGGTGTCGTAAAGCGGGGTTCCGCCCTTGCGGTAGTGCGTCACCGCCCGCTTCCGCTTGCCCTTGCCGATGGTGATCCGGGCCGTATCAGCCCACAGGGGCGCGTAGCCGCCGATATCGCTGCCCCGGCTGCGGATACGGGCCTGCGCCTGCTTTACGAGAATCCGAGCGACCTCGGAGCCTTGTAGACGCTTCAGGAGCAGGGCTCGAATATCCATCGGTTATGCGCTCAATACGCCTGCGTGCGCCGGGTCGGGAAGAAAGTGCTGTCCGCGTTCATGGCTAGCGAGCCTCGGGTGCTGGAGGTAATGACCTGAACCGTGGCCGTGCCATTATCGCGCTTCGCATCCAGCGCAAACACGCGCTTGCCGTCCCGAAGGTCGGTCAGAGTCGCCTGCGCCCGATTGGCCTTTGCCTTGACGCTTTCGGGGACATCGCCGCCTCGACGCTCGAACAGGAAGCACAGGGCAAGGTCGGCTACGAGGCCGCGCAGCATTCCGTTCCCTTCCGTCGCCAGCGTTTCAATCTCGGCCACCGTGTAGGCGTTCGACCGGGTAGCCGCGCTCGCCACCTCCTCGCCGGAGCGAAGAAGGGCTTCGGTGATGATCGTGCTGCTCGCCACCGTGCCGTCCGAATTGGTATCGGATGCCAGTTCGGCCAGCAAGCGCGTATCCACATACAGGGCGAAGTTTGCGTTGGAGAGCAGTTGTGCCATCGGCATAGTTCAATCCTCCAAGAAAGAGGGCCGCCCGGTGATTAGCCGAGCGGCCCGTGAGTTGCTGCCGTAAGGGGCCGCTATCAGGTCGTGCAGTCCGCGAGAGCGAGGCCGGACAGCGGAGCGGTGATGACCACCGCGCTGTTGTCGGTCACGCTGCCACGAATGCGGCGGTTCCACGGATCTTCCAGCGTCTCCACGGTCATGTCCTCGTAGGCGAAGACCGAGCAAGTGCTGAACGACGGGCCTTCGTTGCCGACCAGTCCACCCGGACGGCTGACGAAGTACATTCCGTTTCCGTAGAAGAAGCCACGGGTGTTCGCGCCGCCCTTGCGGGTCGAAACGCGAACCGTGTCATCCACCACCACGCCGCCGAGGCCGAAGAGGTTCTGCGGCAGGCCGTACGCGGCGAAGGTCGTGTCACCCTTCAGGAAGTTCAGAGCGTGCGGGGTGTTCTTGATGTAATCGCGAACGCCGTCGTTGGTCGCCATGATGCGGGCCGTGGTCGGGTTGACGATCAGGTAGATGTCCTGTGGGCCGACCACGCCAACCGTGTTCTGCACGATCTTCTCAATCGCGCCACGAATGATCTTCTGCACGGCATCGGTGTTGGTACCCGTGATCGGGGTCGCAGTACCGAGCAGCGCATTGGTGTTGGCGAAGTAGTTCACACTCGTAGTCCACGGCTGCGAGATCGTCTCGCTACCAGCCGACACGCCTGCGGTCGTGATGAGGTTCGCCATGCGGTACGCACGGTGAGTCATCATCTTCGCAGCAGCGATGCGAGCGTGGCTAGCCACGACATCCCACTGCGCCTGCCGCGCAGTCTCCTGCGGGATGGCGAAAGACGACTGGAACCGCTGCGCCGTCCACTGCGTCCAGTCGAGGTCGCTGTTGATGCCGGTCGGGCGATCCTCGCCGAGAGGCCACTGCAGATCCTGCGTGTTGACCACGCGAGCAGTCTCCTCCTCGTCAATCCGGAGATAAAATCCGGACATTGCCTGCACAGGCACGATCTGCGCGTACTGCGTGATCGGGAAGCGGTTCACCGAGCGGGTGAACTCAACCTGAATCTGACCAGTCGCCGCCGAGAAGGTGGGGATGAAGGTGTTCAGCCCACCGCCAATTCCGTATTCAGCCATTTGTCATTGCTCCTTGTGTTTGGGGGTTGGCTGTTAGATCAGAGCGTCGTCGGGTAGTAGATGAAGCCGCCGACCTTCTGAATGCGGATGATTCCGCCCGACACGCCGTTCTGCAGCGCGACATAGCCCTGATAGCGACGCTTCGGGCCAGCGGTCTGCACGGCAACGCGCGCGGTTCCGTCATTGTTGGCCTGCACAAGTTCGCCACGGGTCGGAAGGTTCGCAGTACCACACTGCACGAGAACGACATCGCCACCCTGAAGGCTGATCGGCTCGCCAGTCACCGCGTGATTGGCGCTGGTTGGGCCGTTCGTGCTGCCATCAGAAACGCCGACGATGACTTCATCAGCCGTGGCAACGCTAACTTCCACGCCAGTATCGTCCGCGCTCGTCGATGCAGCGATGAATCGGAACGGGCGAATCGTGCCGCCCGCGATGAGTGCCGGAGTGTCAGAGAAAGATCCCATTGGTGTGTTTCCTTTCGATCAGGCGGTCTTTTGACCGCTGTACTTTGCGAACAGGCTCTTGAACTTGGCGAGGTCGCCAGCGGCCTCATGCACCGCACGAGCGGTAGCGGCCTTCACATCCATGCTCTCGTGAGCCTCGTCGGTCACGGTGTGCTGCGCGACGGTCGGCACATTGATGGGGTTCTTCGCCATCGTGGCCTTCCAAAACGCGATCTTCGCAGCGGGGTTGCCGCTGTCGGCCAATTCCTCAACCATGCTGTTGCGGAACTTGGAGCAGCGGTAGCCGTCGCGGATCATGCCATCGACTTCCTTGCCGAACCGCTCCAACTTCAACTGGCGCTCCAGTTCCTGAACGCGCGCGAACAGAGCCTTCTCGCTGGTCTTGCCCTTGCTCATCTTGGCCTTTCCGCCGTATGCGGCTTCCATCTCCTCTTCCTCCTCCTCCTCCTCCTCGCCGGAGTGGGAGCCGATGTCCACATGGACGGCATCATCGAACTTCTCCGCGTCCTCGGCGGCATAGGCCATCTCGGCCTCATCGCCCTCCGCAGCCATCGCGGCAGCGTCGGCCTCTGCGGCCATCTCGTCCTCATCCTCGTCAGCGGCACACTCGGTAGCGGCGGCGGCGAGAGCCTTCTTGGCCTCGTCCGCGTCCTGCTCCATCTTCTTCTTCATCTTTGCGCTCATTGGCTTTCCTTTGGTTCCTGACGGGATGAAGGTGTTGAGTCCTCCGCCCACGCCCATTTCAGCGAAACTTTCCTTGGAGTCAAGAGATACGCGCACGACTCCCATCGGACGCTCAAAGACCGCCTTTGAGCCATGCTTGGTGAACCTCGTGTCGGGCAGCGGCCTGCGTGGCGTGTCACGGCCAAGCAGAGCGACTTCCGAGAGGTGATTGTCCTTCCAAATCTCCGCGCTTCGGCGGGGATATGCGTTGCTCGCCAGCAGCGAATCAAACGCCTCCTTGGGCATCTCGACATCGCCCACGACATAGGCAACGCCGTTGCGCTCCTCGTAGCGAACGCTGGTGATGTCGCCGACCGCCTCGGGCCGCGTGGGCTTGCCGTCCTTCTCGTGTTCGATGACGAGTTTCGGACGCGAGCCGCGCGAGATGAACTTGCCCGTGCGCGACACGATGTCCTTCACGCGGCCATTGTCATACGCCTGCATGGCCTCGTCCTCGTCCGAGTCAATGGACGGATCGAAGCCCATGAACAGTTCAAGGTTCTTGATGCGAACCTTGCCTTCCGGGGTGTTCTCGACGGTGTGGGATGCGGGCATGGTCACAGCGATTCCACGAGACGCTTCATTTCGGATTCGCTTCCAACTCCAATTTGCTGATCCGTGTTGCCGTCAAATGCGTGAAACTGGCGAGTGTCCGGGTGTTGATTGAGATACCCAACCAAAACACTTCCTCGATGCAGTTCGACGAGCCAAGCCTTTTTGCCGCGAACGGTCACTTCACGCTTTTTCCAAGTACCCGACGGGCCGGAAGTAGTACTCTGCCTCGGAGTAGAATGGCTCGCAAACCGCTCCTTCCGGCCCTTGCCGAAGTAGAAGCGATCCTCGACCGCGAAGGTGTCGGGCGCGCCGGGGCGAGAAAAGCGACCATACTTCTTCACAAGTTTCGGCATCTCCACCTTCAAGTCCGCTCCGCTTGCAAGAATGGCGTTGATGTCGTTCTTGATTTTTCCCGAATCCATGATGCTCACGGGTACACCGTGGAAATACTCATAGAACACGGTTTCCCACTTCTCGCGCACCTTTGGCTTTCGTGTAGCCATCATGTCCTTCTCGCCGGGGCGGGAGAAGCCGCGCATTCCCTTCGCCTGCATCAACACAGATGCGTAGCGTTGCGCTGGCCCAGTCAGATAGTCCAACAGATGCTCGGCTTCGCTGCCTGTAACTTCCGCAAGGGCTTCAGAAGTGCTGATGCCGTAATGCTTCGCAATGCTCTCAAGAATCAAAGATTTGCTCTTGCTGTCGATGTTAGACAGGAACCGAGCATTGTTTGCGCCGTCAGACATTCTTCACCTCCACATTCCAATAGCGTCCGGTGGTAGCCACGGGACTGGTTGCGCTGTAGCCCTTCGACGCGACCCGCCGCCCGAAATCGCGGGCAAGGTCTGCGTCCTCAAACGAAATCACGAGCGTATCGCTGCCGACCTGCACGGCCCGCCATCCGCCGTCCGGCATCGCCTTCGCCGCTAGCAACTTGCCGAGCATGGGCGACTTGCTTGCCTCGGCAAACGCGCCGCGTTCAAGGCTGGATGCGTCGAAGGTGTCGGGCTGGCCGGGGCGAGAGAACGGCTTTCGCAGGAAAGCAGCCAGCACCGTGCCTGCTGCCGTAAATCCGCGCCGCGCAAACTCCTTTTGCAACGCAATGATTTTCTGTCGGAGTTCAGGATCTTTTCGCCCAAGACTCATCGCGTATTCCGCAGAATCCTTCAAATACCAACTTTCACGCATCAGCCTGTCATAATCCATTTTTTCGTAACCATAGCGATCAAACCGCTCGGGTTGATTAGCACTATGGCTCTTGGAAAAAAGGATTTTTGGCAACATTCCGCGCAGTTCACTTGGAAGCCCTTGTGCGTATTTCCGCAGTCGCTCTTGCTGGCCCTCACGCGCGAGCGAAATCATGTCTTGCATCCGCTCAATCCACGATTCGTACTTGGCGGCTAGCGCAGTATCGCCATTCTTGTTTGCGGCAATCGCTCGCTTGTTGAGTGCATCATGCACCGCGTACAAATCGCTATCTTTGATCTCCGCAAACCTCTCGGGCTGGCCGGGCTTGCCGAAGTAGAACTTGTCTTCTGTGTTCATCGTTTGAATCCGGGGTCGGGGTACTCGCCTCTGTCGATGATGCGCTGCCGTGCTGCGTTATATCGCGCAAGTGCCTTCCGATCTAGCGTTTCGTCCTCGCGCACGAAA